GTTCTTTACCGTCTGATAAATTTGGTAATGCAGATCCCTCTGTTAAAATTCAGTTCAGTTCTAATCAAAAGAAGACAAAGACTGTTTCTCCTAATCCACTCTACAACCCTGAACAACAATTCATTCGTGATGGTGTCATTAACAACAAGACAGAACTTGGCGTTGGAATCAAATTAGCGAAATTTACAGGAGGATATGGTGATCCTACAACATTGACTCATGTAACTGATAACACAGAACGAGTTCGTATTGCAAAAAATTTATATCTTCATGCAAAATTTATGACTCAAGTTCAAGGTTTTTTAAATAAAAGAAATCAACATCGCCTTTGTATTGCAGAAGGGTTTTATAAACCGAACGATGGTGAAGTGTTAGAAATTGATAGTTTGAATTATTTACAAGCGAGGGGTCAGGTAGTTGTATATGAAATCAGAGACCTGAATGGTCAAATAGCGATACAAAAGACATATGATGTAGCAGACCATATCAAAGATTTTGTTTTATTCGATAAAATGATTTTAGATTATGACTCATACAATGCTGACGGATCATTAAACGCTCAAATCATTATGGTTATGCCTGAAGTGGATGCTCAATGGAGTGTGACTTATAACAACGATATCGAAACAAGATTCAATAACTACACCCAAACCAATGGGGAATTGGTAGAAATCTTATAAATAGTGAAAAGAATTTACAAGAGGAATAAATGGTAGCGAAGGCATTCTCCATTGAAGATGGTAACCAGTCCAGTTCGATTTTATCGAGCAGAAAGAAACAATATACAGATATTGATCTAGCATTTTTGGCACGTCCATCAGGAGACGTTTATAAAAAAACTGATGCCTCAGCAGTGAAACAGTCTGTTCGAAATTTACTTTTGACGAGCAGATATGAAAAACCATTTCAACCAGATTTCGGTGCGAACTTAAACAGTGCATTGTTCGGACTTGACACAGACTTTGATCCTGAGTACATACAGGATCTTATAGCAGACGCTATAAATAATTATGAACCAAGAGCAAGAGTGCTTACAATTGACATACAAACCGACGGTGACAAAAACCTCATGAATGCGACGGTTGAGTTTCAAGTCGTCAACACGAGCGAAGTCGTATCATTAGAAGTATCATTAGCAAGGTTAAGATAAATGGCAACATCAATTAAATCCTCCGATTTAGATTTTCAGAACATAAAGAACAATCTAAAAAACTTCTTTAAAAGTCAATCTCAGTTTGCTGATTATGATTTTGAAGCATCAGGTCTTAACAACGTTTTAGACGTTCTAGCATACAACACACACATAAACGGTTTGACTGCGAACTTTGCGATTAACGAATCATTTTTGTCTACTTCACAACTACGGTCTTCAGTTGTATCTCACGCAGAAACGTTGGGATATGAAGTAAGGTCAATGACAACATCAAGAGCATTGGTACAGTTATCAGTGAATCTTACAAACGTTCTTAGTCGCCCAGCGCAGATACAATTACCGTCTGGTTGGACATTCAGTTCATCTATCGATGGTAAAACTTATACATTCAGAACACTCGAAACTTTTTTCGCAAAAGACGATGGATTCGGCAACTATGAGTTTCTGACTTCATTGGGTTCAAACGAGATTCCTATTTTTGAAGGTGTGACGAGAACAAAAACATTTTTTGCAGGTGAAACAAGCGAACGGCAAATATTTGTTTTACCTGACTCGACTATCGATACTTCAACAGCAAGTGTTAAAGTATTTGACACTGCTTCTTCTTCTAAGTTTATCACATATATTCCTTTGAAACAAGCAGTGACAATCGACAAAGACTCAACAGTTTATAGTGTCCGTGAAACGCCAAACGGTTTTTACGAAGTGAATTTTGGTGAGGGTATTTCTTTTGGTAAAAAACCAGATCCTGGTAATAAAATCGTAATCACTTATCTTTCTACGGTTGGTCCATTAGCAAATGCAGGGGATGTATTTACATCAAATTCAGATTTAAACATTGGCGGCATTGATTATTCAGTCACAGCGGTAACAAACACAGAGTCATCTGGTGGGGCACAAAAGCAGTCAATTGAGAGCGTTCGTCAACTCGCTCCTATTGCCTATGCTGCACAACAGAGACTTGTTACCTCTGCTGACTATAAAGCGACTATCTTGAGTAACTTCACAGATGTTTCTGATTGTAACGTTTGGTCTGGAGATCAAAACATTCCAATCGATTATGGTGCAGTTTATGTCGCTTTGAATTTTCCAACAGGAACTCCTCAAAGTGTGAAAACTGTTGTACAAAATAATATTGTTAACAACTTCACCCAGAATCTTTCTGTTGTTTCTATCACGACAAAGTTTGTTGATCCTACTGATGTATTCTTAGAAATCAACACTCAGTTTGATTTTGATCCTGCATTAACTGGATTCACAGTTGGTGCTACTGAAACATCAATTTTCCAGTTCATGAAAAACTATTTTTCAACAAACCTAAACACATTCAACAAAGTGTTTCGAAAAAGTAATATGTTGACCGAAATTGATGCTATCGATAATGCGATTTTATCGAGTAAAGCAGAGGTGAAAGTTCAGTTGAGATTTATACCAAACGTTGGGGCAACAGAGACTTTCAAACTATCATTTCCTATGCCAATCAAGCAACCTGATGATGAGGTCTACTCAATATCTTCATCTATTTTCCAGTTTAATAATGCTGTTTGTCAGATTAAAAATAAACTCAACGAAACCAAACTAGAGATCATTGACGTTGATGGTAATATTCTTGTAGATAATGTTGGTCAATTTAATCCATTAAGGGGTGAAGTTGAAATCGTCGGTTTGAATATTGATGGGTTGATTGGATCAAATCCATTTATTAAAATCTCAGTTCTTCCTGATAATGAAAGTGTAGTGAAACCATTAAGAAACTATGTAATTCGACTAGATGCGGACAACTCATCTGCAACAGCAACTGTAGATAGACAGACGACCACTCTGAAGGTAACATAATGGCACATAATGGTTTCGATCAAACTCTTCGTGATTTTGGAAGACTCGGTACTAATTTCAGAAAAAGTATCGTAGACGAAGTTCTTCCCGAACATTTTAGAGATGAATATCCAAGTCTTATCACATTTCTAGATGCATACTATGAGCATCTAGACAGTGCAGATAATTTTGGCGGAATCATTGAAGAACTACAAACGATAAGAGATGTAGAAGATACAAAATTAGAATACCTGAACTTGATGTTTGATGAAATCGCTCTTGGTGTATCTCAATCATCATTCACTTTTCCTCGAGAAGCATTAAGAAACTTTGGTAATTTTTTCAGAGTTAAAGGATCTCAATATTCAGTTGATGGTTTCTTCCGTGCGTTTTTCAATGAAAAAGTTGAAGTCATTCATCCGAAAGATACTTTGTTCAGGGTTGGTAGTTCTACAATTGGTATTGAAGATGCATTCAAATTACAAGATGGGGCATTAAATCAAATCCTATCTATCTTTATCAAGTCTCCTATTCCGCTGAATGATTGGGAAACTTTATATCGTAATTTTGTACACCCATCAGGGTTTTACTTAGGTGCTGCGGTTGTTCTTGAAGGACTTCCTCAGGTTACGATCACCACCGTCGAATCAGTCGTTGATCTAAGATCACACATCACTAATGTGTATGGTAATGCGACACTTGGACTTTCTGGTGAAGGAGAAGTCATTGGCGCACTCGGGTATCCTGCAGACTTAGCACCGTCTTACGATGGTGCAGATAGTGATCAAATAAATGATAACGCTCTTTTATATGCTGCTAGAGGATACTATCCAAGCGGATATGTTGGCGATCCATACGTCTTTGCAATGCGTGATCGTTTCAGCGTATATAGAAATATCAACGATTATCAAAATATGACTATAACACAATTGAAAAAACATTACGATAATCTATATGAATGGGCAGGATTCTATCAGTCATTCGATGATTATGCAGACTCAGCAAATGCTTCGGCAATCAGGTTCTCATCTACATTAGATACATATTCTGCGTCAGTGTATTACAGAAAATGATATAAATAGTCTTAACAGATTTATAGGATAAGAAATGGCAAGACAAATTATCAACACAGGCACCACTGGCAATGACGGCACAGGTGATGACCTACGCACAGGTGCCACCAAAATAAATGACAACTTCTCCGAACTATACGGTGATGTTGCAGCACTACAGGTATCTGTCGGTTCAGCAGGTGGTCTAGATGGTATTTCTTTTGACAATAAACAAATTGTCTTTGAAGGTATAACTGATGATTCAAGTGAAACACGATTAACGGTTACAGACCCGACAAAAGATAACACAATAACTTTACCAGATAGTTCAGGAACCATTGCACTTATTAATGATATCAAAGGGGTTGTCGATTCTGCATATATTTCGTTGTTAACAGGAACAGCGTTTGACTCTGGCGGAACACTTACTTTGATTGCAGCAAACTCAGTTGATTCTGGAGAAGTTCTTGCTTTAATTGATTCTGCTTATGTAAACGCTCGTCTAGATGTATCTTCCTTCTTAGATTCTGCTGAAGCGATCGCCATTATCGACTCAGCATATGTTTCAGCAAGACAGTCTTATGCATATGCATCTTTAACAGGAACACCCACAATACTAGACTCAGATATGGTGAAAGTGTTTACTGTTGATTCAAGCGAAGTCACCAATATGATTGATTCTGCTTACATTAATGCTCGAGCGACTGATAACTTAGATTCTGGAGAAGTTCTTGCTCTAATTGATTCAGATTATGTGAAGGCACGTGCTGTTGAAGTTGACTTACGAAACTACACTGTTGCAACAGTTCCTGCAGGATCACACGGAAAACTGATTTTTACAACTAATGGTGCATCTGGCAATCCTTGTCTTGCTGTCTATGACAGTGCGGCAGGTTTTTATAAACGTATTGCCCTTGGCACACAAATATCAACATAATAGGATTTAGAAAATGCCAGCGATTATTACAGATATCTTAAAACGACAAATTGCTCGGGACTTCTTTGATCAGTTCCAGAACAATACAGCGAACTATTATGTTGGGATCAGTAAGTCTGAACAATGGGACTCAAGTGAAACAGTTCCAACTCCTGTTAACAACCCAGAAACTGTTGGTGATTTCAGAGATGGAATGCAGTCAATTAAGAAAATTGCTGGTACATCACTCGTTGTTCCTCGTAACAATTGGTCAAATGGTCGTATTTATTCCCAGTATGATGATCGTCAGCAAGGTTATCCTGCTAATCCATACTATGTAAAAACAGACAACAATCAGGTTTATGTTTGTTTGGAGACAGGAAGAAATGCACTAGGTGTTGCTCAACCGTCTACTATTGAACCAACAGGATCTAACAACCATTCATTCAGAACATCGGATGGTTATGTGTGGAAGTTCTTATACACTATTTCTGCTGCAAACCAAGAGAGTTTTCAGTCATCTAACTTTATTCCTGTACAAAAGCAGGCACCGACTGATTCATCTTCAACTGGTATCCAACTAAAGCAAAGATCAATTCAAGATAATGCAGTCTCAGGTGAAGTGCTGTCAATCATTATTACTGATCCTGGTCAAAACTTTACATCTATTCCTACTATTACAATTACATCAAATTCAGGAACTGGTGCAAGTGCCACTGCAGCAATTGACTCTGCAACTGGGCAACTTTCTCGTATTACAATGGATGCTGATAGTTCTACTTTGAAGCATGGATTCGGATATGGTACAGCACTCGTATCAATTACTGGCGGTGGCGGCACTGGTGCTGCAGCACGTGCTGTTTTGCCATTTAGTGATTCTGGTGTTGGTTCTGATCCTCGTGTAGATTTAAAAACTGCATCAGTTATGTTCCATAGTATGCTAGAAGGAAGTGATTCTGATTTCTTGACAGGACAAGATTTCCGTCAAGTTGGTTTGATTAAAAACCCATTAGATAAAAATGGTCTTTTGTTCAATCAGACAACTGGTAACTCTTTAGACAAAATGACTTTATCTTCTACGGTTTCTGCTTTCACAAGAGATAAAATTATCGAAGGTCAAACGTCTCTTGCTCAAGCATATATCGATCACCTCGATTCAAACGAAATTTATTATCACCAAACAGATGCAACAGGGTTTGTTGCTTTTCAAGATGGAGAAGTTATTGACGAAACAAACGGTGCTGGACAAGGCATCATTGATTCATCTCTTATTAAAGGTGAAGTCGATAGGGATACTGGAGATCTATTATACATAGACAACAGAGCACCTGTTTCACGTTCTACGTCTCAAGCAGAAGACATCAAGATTATTATTCAATTCTAAGGATAGACCATGGCAACCACTTATACCGATACCCTATTTTCGACAAAATATAAGGATGACTATTCTGATAGTGCTGGATATTATCGAATCCTCTATAATAGCGGAAGGACTCTGCAGGCGAGAGAACTTACTCAAATGCAGACTATCATCCAAAAACAAATCGAAAGGTTTGGTAACAACATCTTTAAAGAAGGTGCTGTTGTAAAACCAGGAGGTTTGAATATTGACAATGCATATGAATTTGTTAAATTGGACAACACATCTACTTCTACTGCTGCAAATGTCGGTAGTATTATCACTGGTGTAACATCAGGCATCAAGGCAGAAGTTCTTGAAAGGATTGTTTCTTCAGGTGACCCTGTAACACTTTTTGTTCGTTATGTGAATACAACTTCATCTACAAGTCCTAGTTCTATGCCGCGTTTCCAAAGCGGTGAAAGTTTGGGATCTGGAAGGGTTGTTCAGGTTGTTAACACTGCAGCAAATCCTGCAGTTGGTCGAGGAACACGTGCATTAGTTGGTGAAAGTGTATATTTCACTCAGGGATTTTTCGTATTCACCGAAGCGCAAGAGACTATTGTTTCAAAATATTCAGACGCTCCTGATGCTGATGTTGGGTTTAAAATTCAACAGGAAGTTCGTTCTGTAGATGATGATGCATCATTATACGATAACCAAGGAAACGTTGCGAATATTACTGCTCCAGGAGCAGATCGGTATTGTATCAAACTTGTTTTGACAACACGTGCAAATGTTTCATCTAGTGAAAACTTTATTCACGTTGCCACAGTTAAAGATGGTGCAATTTTCACCGCTGTTTCTGCGCAAACAAATCTACAGTACAATATTCCGCGCGATATGGTTGCTACTCGTATCAAGGAAAACTCTGGCGATTATATTGTAAAACCTTTTAAAATATCATTTGAAGAAGATTCTCAAAATACACATTTGATCTTAAAAGTTTCTGATGGTATTGTTGTTGTCGACGGTTATCGTGCAGCAAGATATGCACCGACTGATCTAAGGATTAAAAAACCAACAGCAACAGCAAAAAATGTTGGTGAATTTACAGCAATTGATTATGGTAATTTTGTAGATGTTCTCGCTGACTCTGCTATTGGTGGACCAAACATTCGTACACTTGCAGCACAAAACCTCAACAGCGGAAAAGCATTAACAGGTTCAACGATTGGTACAGCACGTGTTCGCGCAATTCATGAAAATGGTGCAAACTTACGATATCATCTTTTTGATATCAATATGAATGCTGGACAATCTTTCCGTGATGCTAAATCTATCGGTAATGATTCAGATAATTATTTCAATCCTATTCAATCGGGATTAAATACTGTTGTTGGCGATCCTACAAATAACACACTACTTTTTGCACTGCCATATAAACGTCCTCAAACTGTTGATCCG